TCAATGATTTCACCAGGAACGAACGGAATATTATTTACAGATACGTTATAGAGACGCAGAGTTGAGTTTACAAACGAAACAACTCTTGCTCTGGCACCCGATGTTCTACCACTAACGATAGATCCAGTATCGAAAAATGTTGCTTCGTCAAGAACAACATAAGGAATTTGGGCATCGCCATCTGTTTCTGATTCATATACTGCATGGATCTTGTATACGTCATTGAGACCGAAGGAAACCTCAGTGTCCTCAATACGTGTACCATACAGGTGACCGTAAGAAAGACCAAACTTCAGAGTATCATTCTGCTGATTAGTCTTAATAACTTTCATGCAACGCATCTTAGATGCCGTCTTCACCTTACGAGCAACGGTATTCTTAGACACCAGAGCATTCAGGTGAACCTGAGTAACACCAGACAAACCTTGTACAGAGATAGACTGACGCTCAGCACCAAATGTTACAGTAAGAGTTTGTGCATCATTCGCTGTCTCAAGGTCAATGTTTTGACCAACAGTGTAGGAAGATCCAGATTGTGCAGCAACAGTTAGAGTGAAGTCACCTTCATCCAACGATCCGAATGCTTCAGATTCAGGCAGAGTAATAGTGATGTCACCGTTACTAACAACCTTGTTAACAAACGATCTATAGACAAAGAATGATTCATCTTCCAGAGATCGCATTGAACGATATGGAAGGTCAATCGTTAGTTCTCCGTTCTGATAGTCCTTCATGCGAAGGTATGGTCTCATTCTTACAACCACACCATTAGCATACTCACCGTCAGGGATAGTACCCTTAGTCAGTGATGTATCTAGTTTTGCAGTCTGATCTGAATAGTCGAAGATAACATCACCTGCTGCTACGGAAGTTGCCTTGTTTGCAGCAGACTGGTCGATCGTTTGAGGATTAATTCTCTTAACACGGAGTGTATTGTTACCCTGAACTGTTGTACCAGTTACACGAATAACCTCACCAGGACGTAGTTCTGTACCGAAGTTAGAACCGAAACCTTGAATATCTTGTCCACTTGCTTGATCAACATCTACGTTATAGCAATCGATTGCATACTGATCATTAAGAGCAAGGTTAGCACCAAAGACAATAGCATTACCAGGGTTTCTACCAACCATGGATCTAGTATCCTGGAACTGATACGAGAAGATTGCGTCCAGTTCACCAACAATACGACCATCTCTAGTAACAACTTCACCAGGTACAAAGTTACCAGACACCTGATAAACTAGGATATACTTTCTAGCTTGTTGGGTTGTAGCACCCTCAAACACATATGCACTAGCACCAGATGTACGACCAAAAATTCTATCACCTGCACTCAAAGCAACATTTGCCTTGAAGTTCATTGCAGTGAACATCTGAATATCAAACAGATATGCATTATGGAAATCTGTTCCTAGGCTGCTATCTGTACGCAGATATTTCATCTGCACCATACGTGCCTTACCGATTATGTTACCTTGACCAGTACCAGTCTCGTCAGAATAATCAGTAGTGCCACTAGGAGCAATCATCCAGTTATCACGGAGTTCCAAAGTTTGATATGCTTTGGATACACCATCACCTGTCAGTTGTGGGTTACCATAAACGTCATATACCTCAACGAACTGTCCAAGTTCAAATGAGATAATACCGTTCTGTCTTGTCTTAAATGTTCTTGGTTTGGGTACAGATGCATATTGAGGTGTTAGGAATTCAGTTCTATAACCTCTAACGTATGCTCTACCAGGACCAACTTCAATCGCCAGATATTCATCAGATGCAGCAACACCATCAGTTGCAGTCGAACCAGTTTTGTAAACACCATTATTGAAGAAGTCATCAAGGTGTTCTCTTGCAGTTACGTCGAAACTATCGACAACATAGTCACCACTCTCTTCATATGTACGACGTGCAAGAGATCTCTCAAGTTCAGAATATGCAGTTTTATTAACAACTTGCTCTACCTTACTTTGATTGATACGGAGAAGTTCAATAAAGTTCTTATCAGTATCATCATTAATTGCTTTCTTGACCAGTGTGGTCTTGATACGGAATCTATGTCCACCAGGTGCAGAATAGTTAGAGGCACCAGCAGCATTATCATTCAGTGATGGATCATCTTCTGGAGTAATAATAGATTCACTAACTTCCAAACCAATACGGTAGGATGGGTTATTAGTATACTGATCCAGCAACAGATATGATGAAGGAACGTCTACAAAATAACCACGAATAAAATATACACCTTGGTTTACATATGCAACAGAACCAGTGGCAGTTGCATCAGCAGGCAGAAGTTGAGCAAACGGTGAATTGATCTCGATCAGAGTTGTGCCGAAAGTGATCTCATTTTCTGCATACAACTGTTCGTTGTTTTGGAACTCTTTGATACCCTCATCAGATACAGTATCACCAGAGTCAACATACTTAACGTACAGTGTGATATAACCTTTGTCCGACTCAGTTGCAGGGATAGAGTACAGAACTTTTGCTTTAACGCCAGATGTCACACCAGTGATTACCTGACCATTCAGTTGAGTTCTATAGTTCTCAACGTTTACACCCAGGAAATTCTGCTGTAGGATAACCGCCTTGACATTCAGATCGTAACCAATCTGACCAGGGATAACCATCGCACCTTCTTTGAAGAAGTGCTGTCCCATCGACTCAATCTGATTCTGCAGAATCGATTGCATGGTCGTAAGTTCTCTCGCCTGGATGGGGAATCCTGGTCGAAAGAGAACTCTGTAAAAGTTTTTGTCCTTATCGAAGTCGTCAAAATAAGGACTGATATTCAGATTGGTATTCTGAGGCATTTCTTTAGAACTCGATTACGATTTTAATATCTTCGATTTGGTCACCAGCACGAGAGATCGCACTTCTATTATCTATGTAAATTACATCACCTGAGTTTGGTTCAATCTCAGGTTTTGCATATCCGTTTGTGAATGACATACCCAGGTCATACTCAGTGTTGTTAATAACACGAGTAGAGGATCCTGCAATAATTGGGAAGTTAATATCAGGGTCGCCAGATGTACCAGAGGTAGAACCGACAACAGCATTACCACCCTCAAACTCAACGAGATTACCTGTAATTTCAGGGAACACACCGTCAACTCTGTTCTGATAATATTTCAGAACTTTGGTTGTAGAGTTCCAAGAGATAACTCGACCACGGGCAGTAACCTGCTGACCACCAACAGTACGAGACTGTGTGATGATTTCATCAGTAGAGAACTGACCTGTAAATGTCGGAGAGAAAATTACAGCACTTGTACCAGACAATGTAAGGTCTGCCACAAGTTCAGATGTACCAAACTTGAATGGGTTGATAACAAGACCAATACGGCGATAGTCGTTATCTGTAGGGAAGTCACCTGAACCTTCAGCGTAGGTGAACTTCGTGTTGATCATGACTCTGTAACCACCCAGTTCAACTGTGGGATCAGAACCGTGACCGCCTTCGGGTGGAATGATAACGTCAATCGTTGCACCAGATCCAGTACCAGCACCGATACCATTGATCTCGTCAATGATAACCTTACCAAAGGTGTAGTTAGAACCACCAGATGTCACAGTAGCGGATACAACCTTACCACCATCAACAACGATAGAAACACGACCACCAGTACCGTCACCTTTAATGGGAACGTTTTCATATGTACCGTTGTTGTAACCAGAACCAGAAGACTGGATAACAACAGTATCAATCTCACCACCAACAGCGTCGGAGATAACTGCGGTGTCTGTGAGCACAGGCATGTACTCGTTAGAGAAGAACTTCAACACCTGTCCAACAGGAATGGTGTACATGTACTTCCAACGATAACCGTCAGCAGTTGTGATAACAGATGTCGATGTACCTGTAGGTTCAATAGTGGAAGGTTTACCGTTCGGGTCAGAAGGGGATGTCCCGTTGTAAATGCACTTATAAACCTGGTACGAGGAGTTGACGACAAAGAAGTCAGCGTCATACAGTTTAGTTGCACCAGAAGATGCAGTCTTAGTAGAACTGTAATCGTGACGATACATGTCATAGACATAACCCAAACCACCAGTGGTTTGCTCAGGAGGTGTCCAGTCAACACGACGAATAACCTGAATAGTGTCGTTTGCCAACACCCGTTTCAGGGAGATTAGATCATCGAACACATCAGAAAACTCCTGAAAAGAGTCCACTGGTGTCGGAGGATTATTCTCGTTATCCCATGCTTGTGGGCGACCGATGAAAACATACAGTCGATCCCTCGCACTACCCGCATCAGTATCAGACTGGATCGGGTCAGGACCCTCCAACGCCTTGATAAACTTATTTGCGGTAAAAATTCTAAATTGGTCAGTAAGTAGAGCCATTATGCTGTTTTACCCTTCCCTTTATTTATAGGTTATTCTGGTTCGTTTCTCAGGAGAACGCTATATTCGGCAGACCACACATTTGCAGATCCACCTGACGTTCCGCCAGAGAGCGTTTCCCCATTAGTAAATTTGAATACGTTTCCGTTTCCAACTGGATCTCTAAGAACCAGAGTGATGTATCCAGTACCATATCCTGTGGCAGTTGCAGTAAATGAATCTACAGTTGCCACAACGCCACTTGTGCCGCCAGTTACGGTTTCTCCTGCAACAAAGTTGGGGATAGACCAGTTGTTACCAACAACAGTAATAATGGCATCATGTTGATCACCATCACCAAGAGCACCAGCAGATTGAACTGTGGCAACCAACGGTGTGGTATTACCATCATAAATTTTGTCACCGACAGCGAGCAGAGTTGTGTTCTGTCCACCAATCGTTTCTTCAATACCATAGAGTGATGAAGCAATACCTCCATCAAGACTTGTCTCAAACTCAAAGTCTGTACCAGTATTAATCAGGTCAGGAATACCATCACCAGCACCCTCCAATTCATCATTATCCTCAAACACCCTATCTGGTAATACAGAAAGAGGATTTGTAAACAATACGATGTCGTTACCTTCAGATTCAACTAAGACGTGTGGTTCTACACCAGTTCCACTAGAACTTGCCACACCACAGATGAATGCAACGATTTTACTTTCTTCTGTAGAACGACCAGCATCAATAAATGCCAATTCGTCAACTTGGAATACCAGATACAAATCTCTGGTTTCAGGACGCCAGTCATATACGATAGCAATTTTGTTATCGCTAGATTCAGACAAACGTCTTACACGGTCGTTGATATTAAATTCATAACCTGTCAGACCTGTATTAGGATCATCTTGCAAATTGTCAAGACGAATTTTTTGGTCAAACTTAAAGTTAACACCTCTCGTAACACCTTTGAACTGAGTTGCAGTTTTAGAGGTGTATCTAAAGATCTCTCTTCCAACCAGTGCTTTACCAGAACCAGGGAACGCTGCAGTTGTCTCAACATTGATAGTTGTATCTGACTCTGCAATGTCACCAGTAAGACCAGTAATATTGAACACCGTAGAGTTCAATGACTGTCTATTTCTGGCAGTTCTTACAAGGTTAGTATTCCTTGCAAAAATAACTTGAGGCGGAGAAGTATATCCTCCACCTGGGTTTGTGATGTTGATGGATTCAATTCTACCGAGGTTAATAACTGCATCAGCAGCGGCACCACTACCTCCACCACCAATCAACTGAACGATGGGTGGTGTTTCAAAGAATTCACCAGGGTTGCTGATATTAATGTTTTCGATTTGACCGAACTCATTTACCTCAGCAACACCAGTTGCGCCTTCGCCACCCCCGCCACCAATAACCAGAGCAACATCTTGTCTGGTATAGTTACGTCCAACGTTTTCTAGAGACAGACCTGTAACACTACCAGTGATAGGAACAAGTTCACTACCTGCTCCACCACCACCTTCGATACGTGCAGTAGTGCCACCGAAATATGAGTCTCCGTTAGACCTTACTTGAATATAATCAATTCCACCTGTTGCATTCAGGAATACATCACCTGTAGCACCAAAAGCACCGTCATCTGTACTTTCAATAATCAAACGTAGAGGACTGTAACCTTCACCAGGATCCAAAACTTCAACCGCTTGAATTTCTCCAGCAGTGTTGATAACAGGACGCAAAACTGCATCACGAACGGGTGTACCGCAGTTACCAATAGTTAATTTTGGAGGATCAGAAGCATCGTATCCAGAACCACCGTTAACAACAAATACGTCTTTTACACCGTATGTACTGTTAAAGATCGGTTCAATAGATGCACCGCTACCTGGGACTGTTCTTGGCATTTATCAGACCACCACTAAGTTTCCTACCATGCTGCCATGGATTGTGCACTGGTAAACATAAGTTGTACCAGCAGCAACAGACATCGGCACTTCCCATACCAAAACACCAGTGGTAGAACCACTGATACCAGCAGTTACCGCTGCACCACCAGAACCAACTCTGATCTCAAATGGGTGACCAGATCCAGTTGTGTTGTTGAAACGATATGTAAAACCTCTGTACACATAGATGGTTGGGTTACCAGTAGAATTACTGACACCAGGACCATCAAAGAGATACCCCGTACCAGTTCCACCAGAAACAGACCAACCCAAAACAGGAGATCCATATGCTGCAAAGGTGTTCGTTCCAGTTGCAACGATGTTCTGATTTTCAGTTACAGATGGAAGAGTACCAGCAGTATTGTTAATAGTAAGAGTTGAACCACTCATTACAGTGCTGATGTTTGTTCCACCAGCAATCGTGATTACCCCTTCAACATCAGCAGAGGTATAAGATCCAGTGTCACCATTAACACCTTGAATAATAAACTGAGGTACGTTTGGTGAAGTGTTAGTGATTGTTAGATTATCACCAGCCACAGCAGTGGAGATCCCAGTGCCACCGATAATATTAACAGTAGTAGTAGTGCTATTAGCAGTTTTGGACCCCGAATCTGATCCGATTGTGGAGAAGACATTTTGATCTGGATCACCGAGTGTGCCTGTCATGCTGATGGTCAGCACATCACCAGTAATTGATGTTGCAATATTTGTGCCACCAGCAACAGTTAGAACGTCCTGTGCAGCACTTGCGGTTGTAGAACCAGTGTCAGCGTTGAACGATTCAAAAAGGTTTTGCGTAGTTCCGCCACCACCACCGCCAGACGAATCATCATTGGCAGGTTCAAACTTAGAGGTAGATGCATTCCACTTCAGAATTTGACCATTGGAAGGACCACCACCAACAGTCATGTCTACATCAGACAAATCACCGACGCTGCTGGTCGTATCAACCATTTCAATCCAGCTACCACCATGTGCAAAGTATCCATGCCCTGTAGCATGAACATGTGCAAACATACCGTGATGGTTTACTGCATCAGGAAGACTTGCTAGATCTGTGTATGGTGCATAGTATTTCAGGAATCCATCATCACCATCGATATAGGTGTATGCAGATCCACTACCACCACCCCAGAGTTTAATATCACCAGTGCTATCTGGTTTGATAATAATATCTCTGGCGCTAGATGAGACAATATTATATGTCGCAACATCTAGATTTGCTGTCAACTCGTCAAAGTTGCCGCCAACAAAAGCGGGGTTTCCTGCTGTAGACCACTTAAGAACTTGACCTTCAGTGATACCCGATCCAATATTGACGAGAATATCTGTCTCGTTACCGAGTCTGTCATACAGTTCGTCAATTACTGAATTAAGTTTGACACCAGCGTCCCTCAGGGTATCGCCAGTACCATCATTAGCGGAAGAACCAATACCAATGTTCTGTTTTGCCATAGTTCTTAGACTTTTACAGTGTTATTTAGGTTTGATCGAAGCGGGTTGATGTGCTATCAAGAGTAATACCTGTGCTATCGAAGGTATTATCTGTAGTTCCACCCGTTCCAGTAACAGTTAAAGTTGCAACATCAGATGTAAGTGGCGAGTTTGTCGCTGGGGTAGCACCAGTTGGTCCCTCAATAACAACTTTGAATTTGTACCCCGTCATATATGACAGAGCAGTGAATGAATATGTCGAGGATGTTGCACCATTAAGTTGTGAGTATGCAAATCCACCGTCAGTAGATCTGAACCACTGATAAGACTTTGGTCCGTTCTCTGGGAGAATAGTTGCGGAAACAGTGAATGTAACTAATTGACCGCTGTTGACCGATGCGTTCTGTGGTTGTGCAGCAATCTGTAGAGTTGCAGGAGGTGCCTCTCCACCACCACCGCTAGGAGGTGCAGGAGGTGTAGCAGCACCATTATTTACAGGTTGATCAAGAACTTGTCTTGCAGTAAATCCCATGAGATATGGGAATGCTGGATCCTGTTGTGCATCTACAGATAGGAAGTATGCATACGTTCCATCTTGAAACTCTGGAGTAATGCAAAATCTTCCATTGTGATAATCTAGTGATCCATTGCCCTCAACATATTCAAAGTCCTCAACAAAGGACCCTGCAGGTGGGTTCTGGAGTGTGCTTCCATAAGAAGGTCTTCCTGCTGCCTCAATAGGTTTGAGTTGATAGGAAGAACTCATGGTTGCAATATCTGAACTGGTATCCCAGGGATCGGAATACGCAAATGGTCCATAGACAGGGAATCCATCAAAGGAAATTCCTAACATCTTTGAGTGCCCGTCTGGGTGTCTCAGAACGTCACCATTGTACTGGGACAGACCATAGTAATCATTGTATGTAGCCATGACAGACCCCGCTTTCCAGCAGTCAATAAAGTGTGTGTCATGGTAGTGATACTGACCTGTTTGTTCGGGGTGACCTCCACAACTGTCAGGACCAAAACTTATGGGTGATGTTTCGTAGTGTGCATTCCAACTAAATCCCTCAGGTGGGTTTCCACCATTACCAGCAGAAGGATTGAAAAATACTACGCCATTAGCCGCAACACCAATAGCACCCAGAGGCGTTGCTGCACGTCCATTTCTTTGATCATAGTAAGTATATGTACCAGTATTACTGTAATTAGAATCAGGAACAATTAACTGCAGATTTGTATCTGTACTTCTCCAGCAATAACCTGGAGTAGAGATAAATGTTGTGCCATTATAAACAAACTTCGCCTTTCTTCCATCACTAAAAACAAACAGTAGATTGTCGCCAGGACGAATATCACCAGTCGTCGGATCTGCACTCAGTAAAGCATTGTCATTTACTGACAATGGAATATTGATGGTATAACCTTCTTGAGAATAGGTGTTGTCATCAAATGTTCTTTCGATGCCAAATGTACCACCTCTATAATAGAAGTCATGTTCAAAATCCTGTTCTGTAACAGTGTTTGGATTATTCGCATTAGGAAACGTACCGTAGGCGACGGGGGATGGTAACCCGTCACCGTCTACAGTCAGGATCCTCGTAGCAGGTACATAGGAAGCGGTTGCTGTCATCGTTTTTGACTATTTATTGTGAGAAGATCGATGTCGGTACGAAGTTAGAGATTACAGTTGCACCAGTCTGGACTGAGAGCACCGCAGAGTTGGAGTACACAGGTGTTGCGCCTGCGTATGTGATTGCAACTCTGTACTCATCACTATCATCTGCTTGATTAGCAGTTCCAGTGTTGTATGTTGCCTGGTTTGCACCAGTGATGTTTGTCCAGTTAGTTTCACCGTAGTTCTTCTTCTGCCACTGATAGTTCAGACCTTCAGTTGTTCCAACAGGATCACCATCTTCAGCGTTGAAGACTGCAATAACTGTGAATGCTGCTGTCTGACCTTGGTTGACAGTCACGTTGGTTGGGTTACGTGTGATCTGGATTGCACCAGCCTCGATAGTGATTGTCTGACCAGTTGTAGGATCAACACCCTCACCAGCGTAGACATCCAAACCACCGTTAACAGGTGCGCCATCAGGTGAAACAAAGTCATCATCGACTGTGTTTGTAACTGTGACTTCAGGTAGAGCATAACCAACACCAGGTGTCTTAACTTCAATATTTGCAATACCCATCAGGGCACGAATGCGACCGTCAAATCCACTGGAAGAGATGACCGCAACGTTAGGACGAGAGGTATAACCATTACCAGGGTTGGTGATGATTGCTGCATCAATAGTTCCGCGACGGATAGTTGCAAGAGCAGATGCGTTACGTCCCTTGACTGTTCCTGTGTACTCGAAGGTGACCAAAGAGTTGGAAGATTCAATCAGTGCGACTTCACGAGGATCATTTTCATCCTCACCCTCGATGAAGAGTTGGTCTCCTGCCTCAATCGGAGGAACAACGTAAGACGCGATAACGTCTGCTTCAGAACCAACGTAGGAGAATGCCACAAATGTGGATCCTGCGCGAGGAGTTTCAGCGAATATGATTCTAGAACCAACCAATGTATAACCAATGCCAGGTTCCTGAATAACACCGTTCAAGGAAACGATGATGTTGTTCTCAGGTTTGATCGTGTTAGAAGAGACACCCTCAGTCAGAGTCAGTGAGTAGAAACCACCGTTGATCTTAAGGTTGAAGGAAGATCTCAATGAGTCAAACTCGAAGGAGATGTCATCCATCTGACGCAATTTACCGAT